GTATACCTTTGCCATTAGAATGCTTTAATGATGTATATTGCTGATTGATATGGAGGATTCATAGCCAGTTGAGAGTTACCTACACCTGGATTATTATTTAGAGCAACAGTACTATTAGTAGCGTCGTAGTCCCTAGTGTAAGGAGATATTTGTATACTTCCTCTTTCTACAGTATATTTAACACTTCCGTGACTATGAGCTGCTCCACTACCAACTGTATCAAATGCTTTAGGATAGTGACCTATTGAACACGCAGGAGTATTATCACCACCAGACTCACCACTAGGAGTACCAGTTCTCTGGTCATTACAGTTTTGTATAGTATATGTGTGGTTGTGTGCTGGTAAACAATCGTGTGGTAAAGTTCTTGGTTGAATAGTTGCTACTTGTTCCCAGATACATCCACCTGGTCCAGTAGATTGTATAGCTTGTGGAGGTGAAAACGATACAGTTGTGTTTGGTCTATTTAATATAAGCCATTCAGCATTCAATGTAATATTTGTAGTTGTAGATCCACCTGTTGAAGATGCATATGCAGATCCTTTATGAACTGGTACTCTATTTGATCCATTTAAGTTTGGTAGAACAAAAGTAGATGATCCTGAACTACCACCGTAGGTATATCCAATAACGGCTACTAGTGCAGGATAATCAGCATCATTATATGTCGTACCATCACAGGCTAGCCAACCCTTTGGCAAATCACCTGTGGTACCAGTCCACGACATTATTGTACCTATAGAGGCATTCTTGAAGCCTCTTATTGACGCTAGATTCTTCATTATAGTTCAATTAGTCTCCAACCGATTGAAGCAGTAAGATAAACAAGACCCAAGCCAGCAGCTGGTGTCTGTATAACAAGTTGTCCTTGTGTGTCTCCTTGAACAGGAACGACAGTACCACCCTGAGGTGATTGTACGATGATAGACTTATTATAAGTCAATCCATCTGTAGTATCTAGAACACGTATCTCATCTCCTTTCTGAGGAGCAGCAGGTAATGTCAACGTTAATGTAGCAGCACCAAATGTAGTAACATAGTAGTTAGTATTAACTTCTAGAGTAGTGTCTACACCAACGCCAACCCACTTACGTCCACCTGTAGGTGTGAAGTAGCCAGTAACTTGGTTGATGTCAATACTACCATCAGTATTAACCTTGAAGTTATTAGATCCACCATTGTTGATATCAAGTTCACCAGTAGCAGAGGATATATTTCCACCAGCATTGATGTCTCCACCAGCATTGATGTTACCCTCAACTCCAAGACCACCGTCTGCAATTATAACTGCACCAGTATCTTTATCAGAGGAATTAGTGTTACTATGAACTGTTAATGTACCAGAGTTATCTGTATCATTACCAATAACTGTGTTACCAGTTTGTGAATCAATGGTATAAGTTACATCATCGTTGATATGTGTCTTACCAATTAAGAAGTCATTACCAATAGATAATGCACCATTAGCATCCCAACGTCCTCTAGGATCAGTTAGAGTACTAGAACCAACTTGATCAATACGTCCATCCTTGTTTACTGTCAGTCTAGGAGTAGACTGGTTGTATATTGTGAACAATTCAGCACTATCAAGTTCAATCTTGGTAGAACCTTTAACCCATAGTCTTTGTGCAATGTCAGGTGTAGCAGCACCAATAGAAACCATACTGGTATCAGTCATCTGAATACCACTATCAGCATCACCGATACGTGCGGATCCATCTGTGAGAGCAACTAACTTAGCAGTTGATGCATCGTCAAAATGATCGTTAGTATAGATGGCATCACCAATTACAATGTTCTGACCGTGTGCAGAGATATAGTTAGAAGAAGCAGCAGTGTTAGCTTGTTGTACATCAATACGTAAATCAGTACCGCTATCTATCTGGTACATCTTCATATTACCACCACGGACATACAAGTCCTTGGTAACTGTTAGGTCACCCACCATTTCGTGAGAACCATTACTTAAAGCAGTAAAGGTACCATCAATAGTCAAGTTACCTTGTGCTTGTCCACCACCAACTGATTCAACAGGAGCAGTTCCAGCACCAGATCCACGAATGATAGTGTCACCACCAACCCATAGACCAATATTAGCCAGTGTCTCTGTTGTTTCACCACTGTTAACGTGTACACGTCCTATACCATTACCATCATCATCAAATACACGTAGTGTATGCTGACCATCAGGGTTAAGGTTATCACCACCAACCCATAGAGAGTTACGGAAGATACCAGAACCTTCTACATCTAATGTCTGTGTTGGAATAACACTAGCATTAGTAGTACGTACGTTTCTGAGGTTAATACCCAACCTCATATCATTACCAGGATCATTAGCAGTAGAGCCAGAACCTGTAGTATATGTGGTTAGTGCATCAGCACCAATTACACCCCATTCTCTCCATCCATACTCAGGAGTTTCACCACCTTGATATCCACCAATCTGAGTGTATATCCAACCTAGTGTAGTGTTATAGTTGACGTTAGCAATTCTATGTGCTTCACCAACTGTCTGAGTACCACGAAGTTCAATTGTACCTTCTTGTTTGAAACTTTCTGAAGCAGGTACAACCTTATCTACAGAAGTCTTGATTGCATATTCAAGTCCACTAGTTTCATTACGTGGGTTAATTATCCATTGAGCAAACTTAATACTATTAGGTTTGAACACTGGATTGAATTCCATATCTGTTGTAGTCAGGAATGCATCAACAGATGGGTTACTAATATTACCAACACTCTTAATCTTTAATGCAGGAGGATCATCACTACTATTAGCAAATGGATCTTCTGATAGAGCTATCTCAACAGGTGAGGTAAACTTAGTACCACCAAGAGCAGATATTAGGAAGTCATTTGATAGATTAAACTTAACTTTATTATTAACAGTTAGTGTATCAACCGTGATGTCATTAGTATTCTCTTCCTCATCAACGTTCTCACCAGCTACCCTTAGAATAGAGTCATCAATCTTAGTCTCTTCACCAGAGATAGCATTGATTCTTTGGTTACCAACGAATAGATCACCGTTAGCGTTTAGACCAGAGTAGAATACAACACCACCGTCTTGACGTTTTGCCTGAGAGAAGAGGACTTCATCATCAGATAGAACGTATTCCTGTCTAGATGGGAATGCAGTTGAGTAGTTACCTGGACCAAAACCAGTATATTCAAAGGTATGGTTACCAGATCTTGCCTGTGAAGGTCGTCTAAGTTCAACATAGAACCTACGGTCAGCAACATCAGTACTATTACCTTCAATACCAATTATTCTATCCTCACGAGAAGCAACTGCCTTACCTTCCATTGCACTAAGTGCAACAGGATTAGCAGCACCAGTACCAAATCTACCGATATTTTCTAGGATGCTTTCTGTAGCCTCCCTCGTAATACTATTCTTATTGTCATCAGCAACAACAAGACCGTGAACATAGTTGTCAGCAACAGATATAGTTGCTGGAGCATCAGCAACAGTAGCACCATCACCATTAGGGTCAAACCATAGTGGATCATCAGCAAATAGTTCAGGATATAGTCTCTCTGTTGGATGACCAAACTTGAATGAGTTAAACTCACTTACAGATGGTGCAAAGTCACCACGTAGAGCAGTTAGATAGTAAATACCATCTTGCTGGTTGTATATTCTCTTACGAAGAGTCTTAACACGATAGATGTAGTAGGTATTTGTAATCTCATCGATATCTTCTACAGATACAACCTTATAATCTTTCTGGTTACCGTCAGTTTCATCTCTAACGAAATCACCAGGTGTCAGTGTATATACTGGTGCGTTCTGGATAACATACTGTCTACCTAAATCATCAGAATAGTTTTTAAAGTCATCTCTACCACCATTTGGCTTCTCTGCCAATATACCAGTACCACTACCACTAGCAAGTATAGTACTTGTACCAGCATCATACTTGATATAAGGTAGTAGTGAGAAGTCACTAGCTACAACAACATATGTGTTTCCACCTTCAGTATACTGTTTGTGTACAGTAGGAAGTGTACCACTAATAGGAGAACTACTTGAGAATCCAGACCAAGCAACTGAGTTACCAGTTATAAATCCACCACCAGCAACACTGGTTAGTTTAAATTCTGTAAGTATAGTACCAGATGCTAGTGCAGTACCAGCAGCTATGTTAGTGTTGATAGTGTGATCTACAACAGTTAATTCAATTCTATTAATACCTAATATTGTCTTCTGTCTTGCTGATTCGATTGTAAACTTAATACCAGAGTCAGTTACAAGAGACTTACTATTACCAGTTAGATATGGATCATAGTTAAAGTCATTCTGAATAGGTAAGTTATTACCAAGACCATCTACCGTAGGATCTCCACCATAGAATGTTGGAAGATCTGAAGTACCATCAAGTGCTTCAAGAACAACTTTCTGAGGTCTTAGTCTTCTATTCTCGTCAGTCCTGATCTTAAGGACATAACCGAGCAATGGTTCCCTGACGTTATCAACTTCCTTGGGGACGACGTAACGGAGACGATAGATGCGGTCATCTTCCCTACGTCTATCGTTGATACGTTTGATGTATGTATTTGAAGTTGAGATGATTTCTTCACTGGTATACTCCGTGAGAGATGAAATTCTTTGATATATCTGGTTAGGTTGTGTACCTGTATTAAGTACATTCATATACCAGTGACCACTCCTTAAAGGAGATGCAGTCATTTCTGGGTCATACCTTAGTGGGTGACGACTGTTACAGGAGAAGACATATATTTCATCTTGACCTATTTGTCCAACAGTACCACTAGATGTAATACTAAATGGAACACCACCACCTTGGATAGCTAGTGCAGCAGACTCTGCAATCTTAAATTTATTGGTATTACTGCCAGTATTGTCATATATGACGTAATACATCTTGTTCTTATCTAGTCCACCAGGAAGTTGAGATCCAGGCTTAGCACGGAAGAATACAGGTGTTGCTGCTTTAGTTGCAAAACCCTTATCAAAAACGTGTGCAGATTCTAGTGTAAACTCGTTAGTAGCAGGATCAGCATTAGTGATCTTATACTTGTAAGGTGTTGGGATGACATCAAAGATGTACTGGAACATCTGTATCTGAACACCAGAGTTTAAACCTTCTGGAATGTAGATAGCGTTACCAGCAGCAGCGTCATCTTCAGATGCTGCCAACAAGAATGTGTTTAAATCCTCTGTTGGGAACGTTTGATCTGGAGGAACAGGTGCTGTATGACGACCTGGAGAAATAAGATAATATACAGTATTAGGTTCTAATCCCTTAGGAAGACGAACTAATTCATCAGCAATAGTATTACTGGTTCTCTTTGGTACTAAACGAACTGGAGTACCTGTATATAAACCGTGTGCTTCAGGGCAAGTGAAAATTGTGGTACGATATGTAATCGTTTCACCTTGTGAGTTCTGTTCTGACTGCGATGCAGTAGAAAGAGTTGTTATAGTGAAAGTATCAAAACCACTAGGTGATAGTTCAGCAGACTTCTCTTGTGGACCTGCCTCACCACCAGCTATATCTGGTTCTAATTTAGAATATACTCTATCATCACGCTTAGAACCGATCTTATAGTCTTGTAAAATATATGTTGGTGTCTTATCTGGATCCGAAATCTCGTCTGGTTCACCTGATAGGTAGACACGTGTCATACCAGAAGGTTCTTTAGACGCAATAATATCAATACCGTAGTATGGAGGTTCTGTGGTATCTTCTAGATCGACTGTCTGTGGAGGAACAATATCAGTAATATATCCGTGCTTATCTTGGAAGAATGAGTATCCTTTGTATCCAATAGCATCTAGAGCAGTGTTACCAAAGTTACTGTTACTGTTAGTAATTGAAATGTCAGCACCAGACTCAATTAAGAAGTGATCTGCGAAACCAACAGCGAAGATCGAAACTGCCTGAATGAAAGCATCATTAGACAGACGAACGTGAGCGTTACGCCACTCATTCTTAAAGTATGCTCTACCATCAGTATGATATGGTGTAGTAGCGAATGAACCAGTAGCTAGTTCTTCTGGATCTGTTACAGCTATGCCATTCCACGCTGAGTCAAACTGTGCTGTATCTTCGTTAAACTTAGTAAATGCTCTATCGTCTTTCTGTAGTGACACACCAGTGTACTGAGCACAAACCATAGATTTGAATCCAGTAACCTTAGATCCATCAGCGTGCATACCACACAGACCCCAAGTGGATCTGATAGACAGGTTGAACATATATGGTGACGCTGAGTCAACAGTGTCAATCTCTGCCTGTACAATAGCGTTCTCATTCAACCTGTTAGGAGGTAGAGATGCAGTAGTATAGGTAGTACCTGAAATTAGAGAGGTAATACTCTCATTAACACGATAATAGAATAATGTATTATCAGCAGGATCTAAACGTGTAATCAGGAATGAACCGTGAAGGTCATTAGTTAGACCAGTGTCATCAATAGTAACAAACTGTCCTACGAAATAACCGTGAGGTGCTTTCGTCTTAATTTTAATCTCTGTCGCATTACCACCAAGTGTCTGAGGTGTAATCGACTCAATAATCTTCTTATCTGATAGAGGACCAACAATTCTGTTCTCTAGGTCAGTCTCTTCAATAGCACCGTCCACGTTAATGTCGGTGACCATATTAATGTATGCATCACCAATCTTATCGTAATAAAGAGTTAAATCTTCTGCATCAGCAAAAGTAAAGTTGGTGATCTTATGGTGTGAGAATGTAGGATTAGCCTTATTTCCTGTAGTGTCGAAATATACCTTCTGCTTACCATCAAAAATAGAGAACTGCCAGAAATAGCATCCACCAGTTACATTGAATATAGATGACTCTGGTACAGTATCATCAGTAGGGTTAGGCACATATAAAGGACGGACCTTCGTTTTCCTCAAGTCCATACCCACTAGAGAAGTACCACGAGGTACAATACATCCACCTGTTAATGGGTTAAACTTGTATAGGTCGTTCTGAGAGTTACCTAAGTCAAAGTTAACATTGGTACTAAAATCAGGTATAAGACTGGCACTAGCTACACCTGGTCTGTTATCAATATAATGATCTCCTGGAGACAATACGACTGTGAACTCGTCAAACCTGTCGTTATCTGGTCCTGATTTGTATGAAAAGCGTGAAACTTCAAGAAACGCACGCTGTATACTCTTAAATGGTCGGGTGGGAGAATTACCCCTATTGTTTACGTCGTCAGATGCGTTAAAGTCATCAGGAGAAACGTAGACGAAACGTCCAGTTTTACTGGATATAAGATTCTCTAATCTGGTAAGTGCCATTACCTAAAATACTGTATGTGGATATCCTTTGGGTATTTATATTATCTACCAGGTATGTATTGGAGACCCTTCTTCAAAGTAGGTTCAACTAGTGGCAAAATATCATTTTCAACCTTTTCTATAACGTCATCGATGACATTAACGTCCAGATTCATAAATGGAGGTATAATACCTAAAATTCTTAATAATCCGTCTACAAACAGGGCTAGACAGATAAAACCGAGTATCATAGAGATAATTGTAGCGTCTCGGTTGTGTTTTCGCATCGATGCTTCATCGATTGCTCTTGCTTCATCCACGGCAGCCTTAATCAGTTCATCTACTTCTTTTTTTGTGTAGAAGGCACCTATTCCAGGTATGTCGTGAATGTTTGGTGTCATTGATAGTACTCATCTAATACGTCAAGGGTTCTGTTTAGGTACTCATTTGCACCTTTACATTCCCACTCTCCTTTTTCTCCAATTTCACATTTGTAGTGAAGTTCCCTTTTAAGTTGCATAAGTTTGGAGGTCATTGCAACTTTGTCCAATCTGCCGTTCATTAGAAAACAGTTAGTTATACTTATTATATTAGCAGATAAGGGGGATTTATGTCTCCCCCTGTGTGTTGAAACTAGAACCAGTCAGAAGACCATTCACCTGATTGGTCACCTTCTGGAGTTGGCGGACCTCCTTCTGTAGGAATGGATGTCGTAGGATAATCACCTGGTTTTTGCTCCATATTAGGGTTACCACCTAGACGCTGCTGTGCTTCAGATTCTGTTACTAATTCGACATTAAAGGAGAATGACATATACAGTTCATTATTAGGATTCTTGACAATACCAGGTTGCCTTTGAACCATATGTTCCAACTGAGAAGGGAAAATGACAACATCGCCTTCATCGACTTGTAGAGTCATTTCCTCTTTATAGCATCCATAGCCACATAACTCAGGATCGTAATAATGCTTGTTATAACGAGGTGCCTCGAAAAACATCTTATTAGGATTCATATATGTGGTCGAATTATGAAGTTCCTTGTCGTACTTCATATAATAGACACCAGACAAATGTGAAGGAACGTGATTATGGGGTTCCTGATTTTGTCCAGGACCATATACGTTAAACCACTGTTGTGCGACCAAAAATGCGTGAGGATAAAACTCTGCCATTTTGATAGCCTCTTGAATGTTCTGAGAACAGTCTTGAAGCAAATCACCATAAGGAATCTCAGGATCCTTACTATGGTCAATCATACTTTCGTCAAAGAATGTTGTATAACAATCACAATTCCAAGATGCTGAACCACCAGTATCCCGTGTATTACTATTTGAATTCTGTTCCTTATATCTCCTAGTCAGTACTGGTTCGATTAAATCTTTCCACTTTGCGTGTGTTTGAAGTTTTCCACGATATACGAACATCGGGAATAATGAAAACAGACCGTATTGGTCTGGTTTATTGGTCTGTTGAGCCATAACGACGAATTCTGGTAATGTATCTAGTATAACATAAAAAAACTAAAGGGGGTAAAAACCGCCTGAGTTTTTTTCCCGACTTTAGGGGAATCAAAAGTCGGTTTTCCCTCAGATTAGATATCTGAGAGTGGAGCGTAGACAGTCTCGTCTGATGCTTCGTTGCGACATAGTTCTACGACTCGAAGAAATGCTTCATAGTCATCGGAACAGTCAATTGTGTTGCTCTCACCTTCATCAGAATAAATCCTGACACAACGTGATTCCACATCTACAACAACTTTGTTCAGATAGTCCTCAGTCATCTCTGACCTTCCCATACGTGTTCACAGTATAGCACAGTTGTCAAGTCAATTCAAGAAAACTGTCGCTCCTGCAATAGTTACGTTAGAGGACGCTGTTATAGTAGCATTAACTCCTGCTGCCATTGTAATTGTACCAGCACCTGCTGTATTGACAAGGTTACCTGCTGCTACGTTAGTCACTTTGTTACCTACCGTAACAGTAGTGACATCATTACCTATCATAATCTTTTCATCTCTACCTGTACCACCTGCAACACCTATCATACTTGCATATGCTGCTTTCTGACCAGCCATAACAGGTAGTGGTGGTGCAGATATATTACCCATTACTTTAAGATTCTTTTTACCTGTAATCAACTCATAAGAGTCACCAAGAACATTAGTTACCAAATGACCTTTACTCTTAATGTGGAAGGTACCTCTAGGATCTGTCATAGCTAGTGTTCTTTCACCATTGATCTCATCAACAACAGGACCACTAACAGTACTCTTCTTCATATCTGTGTTCTCTTCTATCCTAGGAGTGTCTATAGCTAATTTTGCCTTAGCACCTAGACCTATTGCTTGTCCAGCTTGTAACTCTATGTTCTTATCAGCTACAATCTTTACATTACCTGCTGCACCAATCTTAAAATCTCCCTGAGTGTGTGCATTTATATCTCCATCAACCTTTACGGATGCTTCACCAATGACTTCTATATCAGCGTCTTGACGAATCTTAACCATAGCATCACCCCAGACACTAACCTTCAATTTACCTGCATTTTTATTGTCAGCAGGTACCTTTACTGCACATATCTGAACCGATCCATCAGCATCTAGGAAGATATGATGTCCTTCCTTGTGCTTGATGATCATATATGCGTCATCAACGTGATCACATTCTTGTTTAATATGACCACTACCAGATATTTGAGTCTGGGTGTCAGTAATTTCTTGATATGCCATTAGGGACAGTCAACATAATTAGCAGGGTCAGCAGCAAGTCCCTGAAGAATAAGATTAGACTCCTCAGCAGGAACACACTGTAGATCAGCAATTGCCCTTGCACCGAATCCATTGCTACCAAAGATTTCTATCTTAGGTACGTAAGGGTACTGCATATCCTTACGGATCAATTCAATACCAGTGACCCATCCTTGTGCACTTATTGTAGCACGTGCAATGCCAGATACACCATCAACTAGTACTCTAGGTGGTGCAGTATAGAACCCACCAACATTAGTGAGGAATATATTAACTAACTGACAAACAGTGTTAGATGGTCTAGTCTGTCCAGTATATCCAAACCCACCATTGATAACTCTTACTCGTGACAGATAACCCTGACTGTTAAGAATAGGTTCAACGTAAGCACCATAACCTACGTTACTCTCCAATGTAATGAATGGTTTAGAAATATATCTACGTCCAGATCTCTTAACTTCAATGTCAATGATACCACCAGTATCAGGATTTATAATTGGGAAGTCAAACTCTGGGTCATCATCAATAATAGGAATATCTGTTTCACCTTCTGCTGGTGTTTCTTGGTCCAATGAAATGATAACAGTAGCTTGTGCACCGTACTCATCTATAGAGAAGATCAAATTCTCTTGATCCTCTACTGTATTATCTTCCAACACATCGATAACAATCTCTGCTTGATCATTTTCGATGTACAAGTTACCATTAAGAGGTTGTTTAATATCACTCGCAGTTATATTAGTACCAAAGATAGTATATGCTAGTAGTTCTCCTTGATCAAAGTTAGTAGTTGTAATCTGATACTTAATAGAACCACCCTCTCTTACGGATGCTCTGTCAGGTGTGATCGTAACAGTTCGACCAGAAGGATCAGCAACCTGTTGTATTGCATCTAATACTGCAACACCCTTAGTCGTGCTGAGATTATTTAACTCAATATATAATTGTTCTGCTACTTGATTAGTATCCTCTACGATACCATCATCAAGTAACTTGATAGTAACCTGTGCTTTCTTATCATTAATAGTAAAGCTACGTTGTAGATCTGTCTCACCTGTAACCCAACTCTTTACACCATCCTCTATCACATATTCTATATCTCCATATGTAATACCAGTTGATTCTCTTCCAATAGTATAGTTAATTACATCACCATTAGAAACATTCTCTGTCTCTAGTGTGAAGGTAACTTCTGCTCCTTCATAGACTACCTCTTTATCACTAGTCAAATAATATACAGGATTAGTTGTTGAAATATTAGGTGCAGATGATACCAAACCAACGTCAGGTACAGTTAGTGTTGGGATATCTTTAATAGCGAGAGGATCCTTGATCCATATACGTGCTACATCTTTGAGTACTTTACCACAACCATCGTGTTGTATCTTCATAAAGAAGTACTTAGATCCATCACGTACTCCATTGTTTAAAGTCTTAACTTCAATTATCTTTTCTGTCTCTCCAATACCAAATCCTATGTAACC